CATGGTGCGCAATTTGGCCGAACTGCAAGCGACTCCTGGCTATCAATTTGAATTGGAGCAAGGATTGCAGGCGTTGGGACAGGGTGCAGCAGCACGCGGTGGTTTGTTGTCCGGCGCTCAACAAAAAGCCGCTATGAAATACGGGCAGGGCGTTGCATCGACTGGCTTTCAGAATGCGTGGCAGCGTGCGCAGCAAGCGTACGGTAAAGCATTTGAGCAGAATCTTAGCCAACAGCAGCAATATGGCATGTCGCAATTACAACAGAACCAACAGAACTACGCGCAACGGTTAGGATCACGCGGCCAAGCAGCTAATATCTATGGCGGCGCGGCTACTTTAGGCGCTGAATCAGCAGCTAATCTAGGACGCATAGGAGCCGGCACAGCGGCTGAAATGGCAGCGCCGTATAGGTCACTTACAGAAGCGAGTGGCGTTGGCGCAATGGCCCCATATGCGGCCATAGGCGGCATTTTATCTAACGCTGGATCAATTTATAACGCTGGTCGCGGTATTTACGACGCCACTCAGAATACTGGCTCAATTAGCGGAAGCACTCCCAACAGTCAGTTACCATGGGGAATGCGAGGCGATAATTGGCAATATGGCATTGGCACATAACTTAGAGTAAAAACATGGGCGATTTAACTGAATTGTATAGTAACTTGTTAAGCCAAGCCGCTGACCCGATGCGCGGTTATCGTGTCATGCAAGAACAGGAAGTTCGCAATTTGGAACTGCAAGACAAGCGTAGACAGTTTGAAGCAGAGCAGCAATTACGCGAATTGTTTCAGCGTAGCGCAAACCCGAACTTGTCTGAAATCGGCGCAATTAGCCCGCAATTTGCCCAGCAATACAGCAAAAGTCAGTTTGATATGATGAAGCAACAAGCTGACATGCAAAACATTGCAAGCCAAATGGAAGAGCGGCAGCGCAGGCAATTATATGAAGAATCTAAAATAAGAGCGCATACTTTCGCACCGATTGCAGAACAATATAAGCGCGATGTGGCAACCATGGGCGAACAACAGGCGCGCGCAAAATTTAATGTTGAAATTGGCAGAACTATTGCCGGATTGGAAAAGTCAGGCATAAAAATGCCGAAAAATTTTGATCCTGAAGAAGCGACGCCAGACGCAATCTTAAATGCAGCAATTGGATTTGATTATAAATCTCCATACATGGAACAACAGGCGGCTATTGCAAAGGAAACCGGTATGCGTGAGTTGCCAGAAACTTACATGACTCCGCAAGGACCGATGATAAAGCCTGGCATTCCAAAACAAGGCGCACCGGCATTGCAACCCGCTGAAATCCCGCAAGGCGCACGCTCTGAGGCGCTTACGGATGCAGATATTCAAATGATGCAACAACAGTTTCAAGCATTGCCAAATGGCAGCCCTGAAAAAGTCAGGATCGGCGCTATGTTGGCAGATGCGGTTAAACAAAGACTACCTTCCGGTCAATTTATAACGTCAGAACAGCGTAAAGAAATGGAGCGCAAAGCTAAGGTTGAGGAAACCACCGCAATTGAAGAAGCTAAAAGCGCAGCAGGCAAAAAGGAAACAGCAGAAACCAAAGTTTCAACGCTAGAGACATTGCCGCCGATTGAATCAATTAACGCTTTGATTGATAAATCTATGTCTAGCGGTTTAGAAGCTAGAGTGAAAGGCATTACATCTGGGGAGTTTGGTAAACAAGATGAATCCTTTACTGCTACGGCTGAACTGCAACCCATTCAAGCGCAAATCAAAGGATTGGCCAAATCATTAGTTGGCGCTGGCGCTATTTCCGATTATGAGCAGAAAATGATGGAAGGCGCAGCGGGTGCTATTGCCGATCCTCGCACACCAACGGAAGCACGCAAGGCGGCGTTGCGTGTGGTGTATGACGTCAATCAAAAAGCCATAGCAAAATATCCGGATCTTTTACAAAGATTAGAACGATCTAAAACAGCATCCGGCATAGCAATCGGCACTGTTAAAGATGGTTATAAATTCAAAGGCGGTGATCCTGGTGAAGAGGTCAATTGGGAGGCAGTACAGTAATGGCTAAACCTTGGGAACAATACAAAACTCAATCAACCGGCCCTTGGACGCAATATCAACAACCGTTCGTTGAGCCATTGCCAAAACCAGAATATCAACCAAGCAAATATGAGTTTCAGGTTGATATATCGTCCCCGCGCAGCGATACCACAATGGAGCGTATAGGCAAAGGCGCACTCATTGGCTTACGCGCGAGCGGCAAAGGATTGAAAGGCTTGATGGCAGGTTTTATTCCTGGCGCTGAACTAACTCCGTCTGATATTGCTGAACTTGACCGGATGAAGGCTTATACAGTAGAAGCCGGATGGCCAGCCGTCCTCGGTCAAACGCTTGAGCAAATACCGCAATACGCAGCAGCAACCAGTCTTGGCCCTGCTTCAATGATTGGGCGTGCGGTCAGTTCTGGCCTTGTCGGCGGATTGTTAGCGCCTGAAAACAGAATGACAGAGGCAGGATTAGCCGCTGGTGGTTCAATGATTGGCGAAGGTTTAACCGGCATGGCAGCAAAAGCAATGCGCGGCCCAATCGCTCAGGAATATGTAAAACCGCTCTGGGAAAAGGGCGTTAAACCCACTCTAGCGCAAGCGTTAGGCGGTGGGTGGAAAACAGCCGAGGAAAAGTTAACATCAGTCCCGCTGGTTGGTTCAGCAATTGAAAAGGCGCAAAGACGTTCACTTGAATCGTTTAACACGGCATCATTGCAAGGCGTTATTGATGAACTCAATACGGGATTGCAATCAACATCATCCTCAACCGCTGTCATGTCGCCACAATTGAGAGGATTGGCGCAAAAGTTTACTAACATTGGCGACATTGAGCCAGGCTCTAAAGGCTTTGAAAAAGTCTATAAAGCCGTTGGCGATGTTTACAATGATCTTGCTAAAAACTCATCCGGCGAATTGACGCCAGAATTGCAGAACTCTTTTTTGCAGTTGCGTGATATGGCGGGACAGATTGAGCCAAAAGCGCAATCAAAATTTGATGCGTTGTTGAAGGATACTGTTTTAAGTAAAATCAAAGATGGTCAGCGGATACCTGGCGAAACTTTTAAATTGATTGACCGCGATCTGGATAAGCTGATTGCTAGTCTAGAAAACCCAAATAAAGGCTCAACCGATAACTTACTTGGCAAGGCTTTTGAGCAAGTCAAGGCTGAAATGATTGGGATGATGGAAAACCAGAATCCAGGCTATGCCGATATTTTGCGCAATGCGGATGCGGCTTATCGCAAACTGGCGTTGATTGGCAAAGCGTCAACTAGTTCCGTCGGCAGTGAATTAGCTACTCCAGCTAATCTTTTGCAGCAGTTACGCGCTGAGGACACTTCATCCTGGAAAGGCGGGTTTGCAATGAACAAAGCGCCGTGGACGGATTGGGCGCGTCAGAATCTTGAGTTGATGGGGAATAAGTTTCCAGAGTCAGGAACCGCTGCTCGATCTTCTATTGCTGATTTGTTTGCTGCTGGCGTTGGGCATCAGTTAGGCGTGCTGCCTGAAGCGTTAGCAACTTATGCTGTATCAAAGGGAATCTGGTCGCCAGCAGTGCAAGATTTTCTGGTTGAGCAAGCTATGAGGCAACCAGGCCCGACACGCGCTAAGGCGGCTATGGGATTGGCTGGCATGGCACGTCCAGCATCTACTATCGGCGCCGCTTATTCTACTAACAGGTAAACCAATGACAACCTACCTTTGCCCCATTCTTCAGGATTCCCAATTCACCGATAACGGTAACTTCCTTGCGTCTGGTTTAATCTGGTTTTATGAGGCCGGTTCAACTACACCACTAGCGGCTTACACAACGCAATCAGGTGTATCAACTTGGACTAATCCAATAGTGCTAAACGCACGCGGTGAAACTGGCGGCACAATATGGCTGGCCGCTGGTCAAGCTTACAAAATAGTGTTGGAAAGCCCACCCGAATACGGTGACACGCACGGCGTTGTTATATCTACGTTTGACAACGTGCAGGGCGTCAACGATCCGGCCTCACCTACCGGCGGAACGGCTCAGAATTGGTATACCTTTGCAGGCTCTCCGGTTTTTGTGTCTGGAACTCAATTCACGTTAACCGGCGATCAAACAAGCACGTTCCAAGTCAATCGCAGAATCCGCACACAAAACAGCGGCGGCGTGCGTTACAGCACAATCACGGCGTCAGTTTATACTACCTTAACAACTGTCACTGTCGTTAACGACTCTGGCGTGCTAGATGTTGGCCTCAATAGTGTTGACTATGGCTTGATTGAAGTTGGTAGCAATCCTAGTATTCCGCTCAATCAGAGGTTATTTACAACTAGTTCGCCGACGTTTTCTAGTGCTACGATTCCGACTGTTACAGGTAATTTGGTAGGAAACGTCACCGGCAACGTCACCGGCAATGCCACCACCACTAGCCAAACCAACTTTAGTGCTTTGACTTTGTTAACAAGTCAAGTATGGGCAAATAGCAATAATCCAATATCAAAATTAAGCAACGGTTACATAAACTTTGCCAATGGATTTCAAATTAGATGGGGTGTAGTTACTTTAACTGGTGCAACAACCATTACTTTTCCTTTGGCTTTTGATGTGTTTTGTGCGGCAGTCATTGCAACGCCAAATATAACACCACAAATTATAACAACTGGTTCATATACGACAACTACCTTTGTAGGCACTAATACCGCTGGCTCGGTTACAGTGCATTATATCGCTATAGGATACTAACCATGTCTACATATTATTATGCACCATCCACTCAAGGCTTTTATCTTGATGGTTTGAATCAACACATCCCAGACGATGCAATCATTATTACCGAACAGAAATGGACTGAGTTAGTAAACGGAAAAGCCGCAGGTCAGTTAATTGATGTTATTGACGGCGTACCTACGCTAGTCAATCCACCGGCGCCAACGCCAAGCGAGATTGTAACGGCTCAAGAGTCAGTAGTACGCGCTTATCTGAACGCTGGCGCGGCTCAACGGCATTATGACAGCATCACCACCGTGTGCAGCTATTCAACTAGCACGAACATTGTATTCAAGGCTGATGCGGATGCGTGTATTCCTTGGCGGGATGCGTGTTGGGAGCATTATTTGATTTACGTTCAGACTGTCGCCGCAGGTGCGCCCGTGTGGACTGATGCAGAACTGATTGCGGATCTGCCTGTTTTGGTGTGGCCCAATGTCTAAATTTGGCGTGGCGTTTTCTGAACCTTCTACCTGGCGCGGCATCGTGTGGCTTTTGACAGCCGCTGGTGTGGCGTTAGACGAAGAACAGTCGCACGCCATTGAGATTGCAGGCGCTGGGATTGCTGGCCTGATTTCAGTCTTTTGGAAGGACAAATGAAAACCAATGAGGCAGGATTGGCGCTAATTCGTCAGTTTGAAGGTTGTCGGTTAAAAGCGTACAAGTGTCCGGCTGGCGTGTGGACTATTGGCTACGGATGGACGCATGGCGTTAAATCAACTGACCAATGGACGCAGGCCCAGGCCGAGGAGATGCTGGTAAAAGGATTAAATCAATACGAGAACGCGGTGCAATCAGCAATCGGCGCACATTCAACCACGAGTAACCAATTTTCAGCACTTGTAAGCATTTGCTATAACATCGGCGCGGGAAACTTTGTAAAATCATCAATGTTGCGTCACCACAAAGCCGGTGATTATGCAAAAGCCGCCGATGCGTTCTTGCTTTGGAACAAGGCTGGCGGCAAAGTATTGAATGGCTTGACCAAACGGCGACAAGCCGAACGTGCGTTATATTTGGAGGATTAGCTAGTGTCCGATGAAAACCTTAAGATTATAGACACTAGCGAATCACTGACCAAAGAGGAATTGCAAGAACTTAAGAAACTGGCGGCATTGTCAAAATCCGCCAGAGTGTTTATGAGTTTAGTGTTTGCAATCGTTGTGTTTATCGGCTTCGACAAGTTGTTTGAATGGTTTAAGAGTTCTAACAGCGTGGGCTAATGCCGTGATGTTTTATTTTTAACGGCCCGCCTCAGCAGTTCGGTTGCATTACTCATTCTTCCTCCAACGCTTTCAGTGCGGCGGTTACGCGATCCTCGTAATCAATCCAATCCTTATCATCATCTGCGTTTTCAAGCCATTCTTTTAGTAGACTGGCTAATTCCTCTACTAAGTCTGCGCGAATGTACTTATTTCTAGATCTGAAGGCTACATATCCAGCGAGTAGTTTCCCGGTTTCAGCAACTTCGACCCAAATCTTCTTCGGTGCTTTGTTCATGAAATCAACCATACGAAAAATTTAACGACTACGTACACGGCTCCTGCAAAAGCGCCAGTTAACGCACCAAGGAATACAGCTCCTAATAAAGACGTAATAGTATCGTTCATTTCATCCCCCTCCCAATTTCGGCAGCGGCTCTGACTATAGCTCTACGAGTTGCGGCGTAGGGGTTTATGTCTCGCAATTCTTCAAATGGATACCAGCAATCATCGCTGTTGTCCCAATACTTACCGGCATGAACAACTGGGCGGTCATGCTTCATCATGTAGGGTGGAAAAGAAACGTCTATCCAAAGCTTCACCGCAAGGCGAAAAGCGTCACCATCGTCATATAGGGGGTTCCAACCGTCAACCGTCCAATAATCCGCACTTATTTCCGCAGCTTTCGCCGCCAGTTCTAATAGTTCTCTGTCGTTCATTTCTACATACCTCATTAAAGCGCCAGCACTAACGCGGCTGGCGAGCGAATGGGAGCCGCCCCAGTAGTTCCAATACTCCCGTTAAAATAGGTAAGGGCGGCATTAAACCTAAGCCATCAGTGCCGCCCAGCTTACGGGGAACAATGGCTCTATTAACGCGCTGATTGCTTGCGCCACGTCGCGCGTTTCTTTCTGTGCGTGAGGATCAAGCCGCAACTTACAAACTCTAGCAAAAAACACCAATGAACCTGTCCAAATCCATGTGGTTTCCGAACACACTGGAATAACAGCACGCGCTTGCTCGGGGCATACACCGCTGGTAATGAGATAATCATATGTGGTCAAACACACTTCTATTGCTTGATTTATGTGTTCCTGATCGACTTCTACCAACTCATCGCTTGAGCCTTGCTTTACATTCTCTGCGGCTTTACGCCATTTGGTAGGCACATCAAGCACAGGCGCGGTTGACACATACCGCCTGCTGATCTCATTCACCACGCCCCCAACTTGGTGCTTGGCTAGCTGCCTAGCGACGTAGATCGGCATCGTTATCCTGAACTTGAGTGCGGTATGGGCAAAAGGCGTCCAATGCTTATGTTTTGCTAAGTAGTGGATAAGCTTCTCGTCTTTTTCTGACAAAATAGGTGCCCAATTCCAGTCAAATTCCAATTCAGATTCTTTGTCAAAAGAAACTCGCGCCGCATTAACTATGCTCCTATCGTCTCCCATGTGATCTAGTAATTCAACGTGCATTGTTATCAGCCTCCGTAAGCGCCTGTGAAACCGCATAGCGCAGATTAAAGTGCCACGCTTTAGTTGGTACAGAACATTGCTTTTCTTCCCACAGTCGCCGGTACGACGGGTATTTAATGGTGCCGCTCGGCACTACGCACCTGACATAAAAGTCATCCTTAGATATACAAATCAATCCTTTGCGAATTGACACTTCAACGCCAGGTAGTTGATTGATTGCGGCTAATACACGTTGCGTGGCTTGATTGGTTTTTCCGTTACTCATGACGAAGTCCGTTAGCGGCTTTCGCAAAAGCGGCTGATATATCTAAGAAAAGATTATGTAATACTTGTGTGTTGTCGGCTGGTTGTTGTTCAAAAATATCAGGTTTCCATTCAGGTCTGTTTGTTATTGTAAAATTCCATGCGGTTTTGCCGTCGGCACGAATGTGACTAACAAGCAAACCTTTGTCTCTCATGTAACAAAGTTTAGCACTAATAATCTTACGCGCTTTGATTGAACTCATATGTTTATAAGCGCCGTTTTCCGTCAATTTTACATAAACGTCATTTGTACTTGCCGGTAACGGCATTGTTCTTAATGTCTTTTCTAACAAATCATATATCGTCGATTGAGCCATCAGTATTCCCCTTGGTTAAATAAGTTGCCAGCCCCTCACCTTCTGCGACTCACGCAGCGCACTCGACTGGCTCCAATGATTGTGCGGACTCTATTGGCTTATCCGTGTCCTTGCATCAGAGATACAGTCAAGGCTCCATGTGCCGAGACTTTTGTAATAAGTGATCTAATCGGCTAATAGTTCGCTCAATTTGCCACCACAAAATGCGGCGGCGGATAGCGCGTATCCATGGCGCCGGTTTAACGGCCTTGGGTATCAAAAGGCCGTAGGTGTCCAGCAAATCCCCCTTCATTGGCAGGCGACTCATTGCGTCGCCCACAGGACTATGATGATTCCGAATGATCCGCCCACTACAAGATGAACGGCGGCCAGTAGTAATGCTTCCTTCATGATTTTATCCCCTGAGTGTTTTTGTGATTGCCAAATCGCGATGGATCCGGTCAATGTCTGTGATTCTGCCAGCCATGACGTAGCCCGCCATGGCGTATCCAAACGTACCGGCGGCGATTGAGGCCGCCAGTGTGGCAACTAAGATAATTACAATAATCATCTTAGTCCCTGTTGTCGTAGATATAGAAATCTACGGCCTCGAAGGAAGGCTTTTCGCCTTCTGGGGCGCGATTGGCGTTTTCAAATACGCCAATCAAAAAGCTACCGCACAGCCGCATAGCAGCGGATGGATGAACGACAACAACGCCGTCAAACGGGCCGTTTTCATGGCCCATGATGTCGGTGACGTTGACGCTGAATGCGTCGCGGTCGCCTACTGGAACCAAGACAATATCTTGGTTGTAGGCCAGCGCAAACTGGCCAGAGGTTGGAGCGTGTCTAGAAATGAAAGCAAAACGCATGTTGTATCTCCTAACGTTAGGTAAATACCAAAACACATAACAATGTTTTGGTATGCGGCGGTGTGCCTATCCTATTTTTACGGTGGGATTTCCGTTTTGAGGCCTCAAGCTATCGGTTCTCAACTACCGGACAGGCTCACTGTCATATCTATGGTCACGCATAGCCGCCCATTTTTTTGCATTTATAGCCGGTGATATGGAACCGGCTGTTTTACTTAGATCATCTTTAGCGGCAATCCCATTTGTTGAGCCAGACGATTAGCGCGACGTTTGCCGCGTTCGCTGGCGGTTGATTTAACAACCACCGCGTCATACAGCGGCGCGTTGAAGGCCGCCTCAGCGTGATGGCCTTCGTGAACGCAACGGCTGTACGCGCTCAGGAATCGGTTCATGTCACGGTATGGGCGCTGCTTACCATACCCGCGACGTTTGGCTTTTAAAATGCCGTCGCCGTCAATGACGGTCCAGGCATCGTATAGCCAACCACGTGCAAACGTGGACTCTGGATTGGCTATTGCCAATCCGATCTTGGCGTGGGAAATATAAGATTTCCCACGATAAAGCGGCTCGGCTGCGACTTGGCGCTCAACCTGCTTGGTTTCCCAAGCAGCGGCTTCTGTCAGGCTTGATCCTGACCCGAAAGCACCAAGCCACCGCACGAACTTCATCTGAGTCTCCTGTATTTGCTTCAGCGGTATTGCCTCGGCTTGGTGAGTACAATACAACTACACCAAAGTGTCGTCAACAACTTTTTTGCTAATTTCGCCACCAGGAACGAAAGTTTTTTATTGCGCTAATGGTTGTGCGCGAAACCTCAAACTTGCGCCCTACTTCCGCGCAGCTTATGCCGTCATCTAACAGACCGCGAATGAGCGCCACGTCATGCGCGGTTAGCTTGGCGTGGTGATGAGTTTCGCCGTATGTCGGCATCAACCGTTGTTCACGCTCAAACGGTAATTGGCGTTGCGCTTTGATTTGACGTACCTGGATCAACTTGCATTGTTTGCACCAGGACTGTAAATATCTTCCCTGTTTTTGTGTATAAAAGTCTGTAACCGGCTTAACTGTCCTGCACTTGGTGCATTGTTTTGAGTCCATGAGCGATTCACCACCTTGTTATATTTCCCGTCGCGCTTGTACTTGATCGTTGTTGGCGGAATGCCCTTGTTCAAGTTGCCAGCTTGGCGAATCAAGTCATCATCTAAACTTGCGTCAGCCTGTTGTGCAATCGTGACTATTTCTAAGCGTGACTTATGGCCAGCATAGCCTTCATGCAAAACAGGGAAAAATTCGGTTATTGGCTGAACGTCCATGCGGTCGCTGTAGTAGCGCACTGAGAGCATGTGCTTACCGCTGGCTTTACTAATGTACTTCTGCCAATGCCAATCAATGACGGTCATCTCAGTGGCTTCTAGCCCCATAATATCCGCATCACTTAGCTTAAGTTCTTTCTTTTTTTTAACGGGAAAAACCGCGTCGCATGACGGGCATGTACTCGTTGAGATGGCGACAATCTCACCGCATTCCTCGCACGTTTTAGTTGGCGCTTGCCCGTCGCCTTGCTTTGCCTTATTTGGCGGTTCTACGGCGGTTATAGGCCCGTGTTGCTTCACTACACCGGCAAAATCCAGCACTAAACAATGATCCGTGTGTGACTTCGGACGCAATCCACGGCCTGCCATTTGCACATATAAGCCTGGCGACATGGTGGGACGTAACATTGCTATCAGGTCAATGTCAGGATAATCAAACCCAGTTGTCAAAACATTTGCGTTAGTCAGTGCTTGAATCTTGCCAGCTTTAAAATCTAACAAGATTCGCTCGCGCTCGGCTTTTGGAGTGGCTCCTGTCACGCATTCGGCAATTATCCCTTGCGCTTTGAGTTCGCCAGCAATGTGTTCAGCGTGTTGCACTCCAGCGCAAAACAAAAGCCATGCCTTGCGATCACCCGCTAGTGTTTTGATTTCAGACACTACGCGCTGGTTGATTGCGTCCGTATCAACGGCTTGCTGTAACTCGCGCTCTATGTACTCACCGCCCCGCTTATGAACGCCTGTAATGTCCAATAGAATTTGTGTAACTTTTGATCGTAGCGGCATCAAATAACCCTTGTTTATCAACTCTTCAATTGTCACAGGTTCAATCAATTCGTCAAAAATAGCAGGTTTTTCAATAATATAGCCATGTCCCAATCTGTATGGGCTAGCGGTCAATCCTATCACCCTCACATTAGGATTTGTCCGATAGATGTCCGATAGAAATGTCCGATAGCCGCCCTCATCGTTGTGATTTACAAGATGACACTCATCTATAATTACTAAATCGACATGCCCAACTTGATCGGCATGTTTTCTTATTGACTGAATTCCTGCAAACGTAATGGGTTCTCCTAATATCTTCTGCCCCATACCGGCGGAATATATGCCCATGGGAGCATTAGGCCAGTGCTGACGCATCTTTTGCGCGTTCTGTTCTATCAATTCCTTAACATGCGTCAGCATCAGGATGCGGGTCTCAGGCCACGATTGCAACGCATCTTTACATAGCGCGGCTATAACGTGACTTTTGCCCGCACCGGTTGGCAAGACCAGACAGGGATTACCTGAATTGCGGTTTAACCAATCATAAAGTTGGTTTATGGATCGTTGTTGGTAATCGCGCAGCATCATCCAACTACCCTCCCATTCAACACGTCACGGATTGACTCGCTAGTAGTGTCAGGATTAGCGCACGCGCCAGGATTTGCAAGTATTTCACGGCTAGAAAAAACAAACGCATCAGGCTCACCGTTACGCACTGGTTTTCCGTCAACTTCAAACGTCAATTCATGCTCGCTGTGATCTATCATTTTCCATTGCACCAAATCAGGATGCAATAAATGAGACTCGCAACCTGTGCGCTGAAACTCAACAGGAATCTCAGAATTATCATGCTTGGCACAAGTCCAGGTGCTTTTGTCTGTTGCTGTTGAATGACAGCACGTCCGACAATTAACTTCCTTCGTTGTATGGCTTTTGTGGCAAAAATCATGCGCCGCGCACATTTTGCAAATATACCAACTAGGATCAACGCTCATTGGTTCCGGCATACGGTCAGATTGCACCAAGCGTTTACCGCGATCTATATACCTTTGTGCTATTTCCTTATTAAGTCGCAATCTTTCTGTATAGATTTCGTCATTATCTTTGCATATCGCATAATACAACGCTCGGTCAATCTTTAACCCAAGCATATAAAGTTGCATTTGTATGTAATGTTGCGGCTTAGATTTTTCGACGCCATGCTTTTGCAAGTCATCAAATGACTTTTTGCTGTGCGTCTTGCACTCCAAAACGTGATACTTCAGCGGTGCTTCCGGTACGCCGGCGGTTATAACACCGTCCACGCTTCCTGATATGTGACAGCCAAAGTCAACCGATGATTGGCGATCACTGACTTTTACGCCAACGGCACGCAAGTCTTGCAAGATAATTGATTCCTCTAGTTGGCCTCGACGAAACAACCTTAATATGCGTCCGTCAAATTTTTCAATAACCGCCCAGCGGAAAGACAGCCACAAATAGCGGTCACAAGGATGGCCCAAGATTGAGCAACCCATGTGCGGGCGCGGCGGTGATTGCGTATCGGCATGATGCTGGTCAATCAAACCGGCCAGCGTAATTTCTGGTTCAGGTATTTGCATTAGAATAAATCCTTTTGTTTTTCTTTTAACTTCACTGAATCAAGATTTTTGCACGCTATGTCAAAATAGGATTTCTTCAATTCAGCGCCAACAAAATGACGTCCCATGTTTAATGCAACATAGGCCTCGCTACCAATTCCGGTGAAAGGCGAGAATACTAAATCGCCAGGGTTAGACCACAACTCAACACACCGCTCGATCACGTCCAACTGCAAAGGACAAATATGACGTTCTTCGTTTTTTTCTTTTGCTAATTTGTAATTCAGCACATTAGTTTGATCTATGTCAAACCACACCGGCGAAGCGTAACGCTGCCAAACAGCAATCGAATACAATCTTTGTTTTTCGGTTTCACTTCTAGCGCGTCCCCAATCTTTTGTTTGTGGAGCGTTATAACTTGATCCAATGTAATCAAAAAACCGTTCTTTGCCTCGCGTAACGGCTTCCCAATCTTCCTCGTCTGCCCATTTCCTCATGACGATTATGTAGTCAGCCATGCCCTGACGCGATGCGCTAGAGTCTTTGCACAACTGCTTGTACAAAAGTCCGTGGTTTTTAGTGCGTTGCATTTCTATCACAGGATCTTTCCAAATTGTCACGCGGCTATGATATTGCCATCCTTTTGATTCATACATTTTTATAATTTCACCAGGAAAGTCGCGCAAACCGGCGGCACCATCGCGGCCCTTGTACATCGGCAAATCCTTGCAATGTATAGCGGTCAATCGTCCTGGTTTTGTTATCCTGTGCAATTCTTCCGCTAGGTAGCTGTAATGCTCCATAAATTGACCGTCATCGGTACTGTTACCCATGTCATATTCTGAATCTGAATAGATATACAGGTTAGGAAACGGCGGCGAATACACGCTAAACCCAATAGAATTGCTGTCAATCATTTTGGCAACATGAACGCAATCGCCATGGTGCACAGTCCAATTGTCTGATTGAACAGTTTCAAAGTATGCAACGTCGTTCATTTGAGTTTCTCTCTTGTGATAGTTTGCAATGGCCTCAACCATGGCTTCTTTCATTTCGTTATGCTTTTGTTCTTTTGCTTTGATAATTGCAAGAATTGAACTTTCAGAGTCAGCGGCCATGACGTAGCTGTGAACTTCTTTAGTTTGACCAAATCTGTAACATCTACGAATTGCTTGGTAATAGTTTTCGTAAGAATACGATAAACCAACAAAAGCCATATTTCTGCAATGCTGGAAATTTAATCCCATGCCAGCGATTGACGGTTTAGTAATCAATACTCTTGTTTTTCCGTCAATAAATGACTGCAATGATTGTTCTTTTTTGTCAATGGTATCCGATCCGCGCACGTCAACGGCATCAGGAATCAAACCCTTCAACGCATCGGCTTCATAATTTGTATTGCACCACACGAGCCATGGCTCATCTGAATTGTTGACCAATTCAGCCACCTTAACGGCGCGTTTATCAACCGTTAAACGTCCCTCTTTGTGTACACTAGTCGCGTTTATCGTTACGTTCCTGAACAATTCCCCTTCGGCTGGCGGCAAGTCGTCAGTGTTGATTCTAATAAATTCTTGATTCAATGACGGCAAATTGTAGGCGCTTCCGTCATAACCTAAATCAGCCGGATTGCTAATGCACATTGCCCATGACGCCAGCCATTCCCAAAACTTAGTAGCCGCGTGCGGCTTCAACACATATGCTCCGGCTTCCATCGTGTCGTTTTGGAAAAACCGCATAATCATTTCATTGCTTGGCATGATCCCCAAAAATTCCGCATGATTGCCAAGTTCTAGGTAATCGTTAGGCGATGGTGTAGCAGTGCAAGCTAATCGGTACGGCACCGGCTGACACAACTCAATCAATGCACGCTTGGTTTTCCCCATGTAGCTTTTCAAGATGCTGGATTCATCAAGAACTATTCCGCCAAAAGTAGAAATGTCAAAATTATCAAGCATTTCATAGTTTGTGATGATGATGTTTTTTTGTATTTGTTGTTGATTTCGACAGTATTGAATGTCAATCCCAAATTTATTAGCTTCGTTGACTGTTTGTAACGAGATGCACAATGGCGCAACAATTAACACGCGTTGCCCTGTATGCCGCACAACCTCATCGGCCCACGACGTTTGCATGATTGTTTTGCCTAGTCCCGTGTCGGCAAAAATAGCAGCGCGGCCCTTTTTAACGGCCCACTCGGTAATATATTTTTGAAAGTCAAACAAGTTGTTGTTTAACGCAATTGGCGCGTGTCCAATTGTGATTTCATGTTGTCTTTTTTGTTGTATGAACTCATCGTATTTCATGTTCTCACCCTGTATAAAAGCCATCCTTGGCTATGTTGGTTATGTTATTTCTTTGCCCAAGGCGGCGATGATGTGCTGGCGGTTTGCGTTGGCGCACTTGTCGGCATAGTTGGACGTGGTATCGCGCTTCCTTCTATTGCTTTCCAAGCGCGAATATCGTTGCCAGCCCCGTATTGCTCAGATTGCGTAACCTGAACCTTAATGCTCAGTTTACCGCCGATGAAATCATCAGTGTCGCTCAAGCGTGACAGGCCGATTGCACGCATAATGTCACCCAGTTGTTGCCGTCCGATTTCCTCGGATTTTGGATTAGCATTTTTAATGTTGAGATTGTTAAACACAATGCGGCCAGCGTGCGTAGGCCCAATTATTTCGTATCTCAATGCAATCATCTTGCCGCCCGATTTTGTCGGTTGTATTTCAGCAAGAATAATGGAAGCCATGTACCATCCGGCCGGAAGCGGATCAAATGATGGTCGGCTGACTGGTAAACTGTCAAGGTCAAATGATTCATCTAATAGCATGATGTTTACTCCTTAATTGTAATGGTAAAACTGGGACGCCCTGGCGTTGTTGTAATGGCATCCAAAAGGGGATCGGTGATGGTGTGATCTGCGGCTTTCCACGCCGTCATTGATAGTTCAGGCTTCCACCTGAACAGGGTAGCCAAGTGATCCGCCAAGCCATGCTCGGCGGCGATCTCAAGCAACCGCTCGTCATCTATCTTGCGGTTCATCCTGCAAACCGCCTTAATAATGATAATGCCTTCCTTGTGCGTTACGGTTCCTTCTTCGTCCTCTTGAATCCGCATGGCCTTAGCTAGGTCATCTTCAATCGCCCGGCGCTTTTGCGTGGCGGCCTTTTCGCTGGCCTTAGCGATGAGCCATTCTTGGCTCAGTTTTTCTATACTCATTTCCCACCTATTTTATTGATAATGTCGTTGAGGTTCGGCGCTTCCCATGCTTCAAGACGGCCCGATCTATCTTTAGCTGTCCACATGCCGTCCGAATCGCACATGAACGCCCTTTGAGTATTGCCGTCAGCGTCACGCTCAACCCGAAGCGCCAGCACTTCGTCAAAGAAATAGGGCAGTTGTTGACCTAACTTCTGACCAGGCATAGACGGAGCGTAAAGCATGCGCCCCATTTCATCCTGAGACTTTTCAACTTTAGCCGTCATAAGCACATGCTTACCAGGCAGGTCACGAAAAGCCCTGATTAAATCAGTCATTTGCTCTTGCATCGCGCCGTATGCTTGGCGCGGGTCTTTGGTGGCCTTTTTCTCCGTGTTAAGGCACACTTCCGCAATTTCCGAAATGCTATCCAGCGCCACCGATTCAAAGCCGCTGGCTTCAGATGAGGTGGTAAGCCATGTGTAGGCTTCCATCAGATCCGCCATTGAAGATATTTCGATGAACGGAATGTCGGCTCCCGCGAGAGAAAGCAAGCCGCCCTCGGCCGAAAGAATAACCGGCGCGGGAAGTGTGGCGATAGACGTGGTTTTACCCGATCCGGCAGCGCCAAAAATTAAAATTTTTACACCGTTGGCACACAACCCGTCGGTGCGTCTAAGTTTGATAGCCATAAGGCTCCTATGTGTTATTGCTACGGTCAGCACAATGCTGGTTGTAGCGTTGGATGCCGACACTTACGCGGTCGGCTTACGTTTTGGGCTTTGCCCGCGCAATCTGGACAATTTTCTTGGCGGAAAACCAGATCACGCGTGAGGTGCGGCGTGACATTGCCCAAACAGTAACTCTCTTGGTGCGCATCGTGGAGAGGCGTAGGGAGTGTTGTTGTTAGTTGCTAACACCGGCGACACTCCCAGAGTCTTTCTTCTGGCACCGGCGTTAGCGGCACTCCCGCCCGTTGAGTTTCGGGAGTGGTTGTATTGTGCTGGTTGCAGCGTATCATGTCAACACTTTTTCACCCGATGAGTACATAGAATGGCGGACTTAACTAACATCCTTGGCGGCGCATGGTCTCCACCAACGCAAGTATTTGATACACCTGAAAATCAGTTGCGTGATGCGATCATTCGCGCAGGGCTTGAGCCACCCGATTACATACAAATTGACGGCGCTCTGCATCGTTTTAAAAGCGGCACCAAAGGAACGCCAGGACAGGGCGATAAATCAGGTTGGTACATAGCTTTTAATGATGGTGTACCCGCTGGCCGGTTCGGTTGTTGGCGGGCAGGGCATGAGCAATCTTGGGTAGCCAATGTCGGCAGACAACTCACCGTTGCTGAACAGATGGCGCAAACGCGGCGAATGGCAGAAGCCAAGCGAATAAGAGATGAGGAACGCAAGAAACAACAGGAAAACGTGGCGGAAACTGTTGAAACGATATGGTCAAACGGCCTTGGTGCGTCACCCGATCATCCCTACCTGCAAACCAAAAGCATCCAGCCACACGGCGCTCGCGTAGACAGCGCAGGGCGGTTGATGACACCGCTGTACAGCGATGACGGCGCACTTTCATCACTCCAATACATTAACGATGTGGGGCGCAAGTTATTCCATACCGGCGGAGCAACAAGCGGTAAGTTCTGGATCATCGGTGAGATTGGTCATTCTTTATATATAGCTGAGGGTTACGCTACGGCAGCGACAATCTACGAGTGTACCGGGCAAGCGTGCGTCATAGCTTACAGCGCGTCGAATGTGGTTCACGTGGCGCGTTTCATGCGCGAACGATACGGCATAGCGCAGAACATTGTGATTGTCGGCGACAACGATGAATCTGGAACCGGCCAGAAATACGCAGAGCAGGCCGCTACAGAGATTGGTGCGCGGTTAGTGATCCCACCAATAATCGGTGATGCAAACGATTACGCGCAAGCTGGTCATGATTTGGCTGGTTTACTGAATCCACCATCCGATGATGATGAATGGTTAATTCACGCGGATGAATTTAGCCAACAACCCGCCCCTATCAAATGGTTGGTTAAGGATTGGGTTCAGGATCAGGCTTTCATAATGGTTCACGGCCCCAGCGGCGGCGGTAAGACGTTTTTTGTGCTGGATATAGCCAACACGATTGCGTCGTCATTACAGGAATGGAAAGGCCACAAAGTAACGCCAGGGACAGTTGTTTACTTGGCAGGTGAAGGTCATCACGGATTGCGTAGTCGTATCGCCGCGTGGAAACAATATAACCAAGTCAGTCAGATGAATATGTATGTGAGTCGTCATGGGTGCGACTTAAATACATCAGAAGGGTATCACAAAGTATTAGAGTCTGTCAGAAAACTACCTGAAACACCACGTTTAATAGTCATAGATACCTTACACCGGTTCCTAAAAGGCGACGAAAATTCCTCGGAAATCGCTAAAACCATGATTGATGCGTGCGGTTTATTGATGCGTGAATTTAATACATCAGTATTATTAGTACACCATACCGGAAAAGATGAAAACTCACAAAAAGATGGTCGCGGTTCCTCGGCGTATCGCGGTGCTTTGGAAATAGCCATTAGCGTTGTCCCCGCTACAGAGTCAACACCAATACAGATTATACAGCGCAAAGCCAAGGACTCAGAACTTGCACCCGACAAGCACATGCGGCTTGAAAAGGTGACTATTAACGGATGGTTTGACGAGGATAATGAACCGGTAACTAGTGTGGTCATGGTTGAGGAGGATGCGCCGGTAAAAGTAGAGAAAAAGGATCAGGTTTTACTTAAAAACCTAAAGTATTTTGAACGCGCATGGTGGGCCAGTGGGACGGAAATAAGAATGGGTTTACCTTATGTTACCCGTTCGGCTTTGCGTGACTTGTTACGCCAAGATGGCAAGGCAGAGCAGACTATTAAGAACGCTCTTAATCCCAAGAGCGAACACAAAATGACACACATCTTAGTCACGGCAGGCATGATTGAGGAGTACGAAAATGGCTTCATTGTGACAGATGAAGTTGAGTCTTCCGCGTGGCTTTTAGCCTTGTAGATCGGTACCCATGAGTACCCTTTTTGATAGTTGGGTACCAGGGTACCAAAAAGGATCAAATCAACGACTTAGACCGGTACCCAAGTACCCTAGCCTCTCTTTAGAGGCTAGGTACTGGTGCCGATGTCGGTGATCGGCGTGTTGAGAGTACGAAAATTGAGCAAAAAATGAGCATCATCCTAAGACTAGATTATCCACCTTCCGCGAACCGCTATTGGCGCTGTTTTCGCAATCGCATGGTGCCTAGTGCGGCGGCGACAGCGTACAAGAAGCACGTCAAGACCGTGGCTCACACAGACGGGCTTGTATTGCACAATGATTCTATTTGTGTCAATATAAAACTACTTCCGAAACTCACGGCAAAAGGCGAGGCCAGCAAAATAATCCTTGATCTTGATAATTGCCTCAAGGTGGCGTTAGACGCGCTTCAAGGCGTGATTATCGAAAACGATAATCAGGTTGAGGAAATACATGCTAGTTATGGCGTACCAACACAGAACGGCGGATTGATAGTTGAAGTAACAAGGATTAAAGATGCAAAGGTATAAGTCAGAATATCAACCGACGTGGAAACTGATTTCAAAGACACCGCCACCAACGGGAACCAAGATATTATTAAGAATGAAATACGGCACAGCAGTTATAGGCCAGTATTATGAAGAAGGCGGTTTTACTCATTGGTGTGGTTTACCTAAACTGAGCGGCGACGACAAGCATGACATGGTGGGGTGAGATGGGTATCAGGCGAGAAGTAACAGGGAAAGTATTCGGTAGCTGGCGAATACTTCATGACGTTGAATCGAAACACAACACTCGCTGCGTGTCGGCTCAGTGTGCTTGCGGCACGATCCGAACATCGTACTTGCACAACTTGACGTCAGGCCGCTCAACCTCATGCGGCTGTCAGCAGAAGGTAAAGTGTAGTAAATTTATGAAACAATACTGGCAAAACAAAAAAGGGGAATAAGTATGGAATTACGTGACTATCAATTTTTGGCAAACAGAACGGCAAAGGACTTAGGTTTTAAGGATGGCTTAATTCATGCCGCCCTTGGCTTAACGGGGGAGGCCGGCGAGTTCGCTGACGCTGTAAAGCGCGTGGCGATTTATGAAGGCGCTCCGAACCGCCAGCACATGATTGAAGAACTTGGGGATATTTTGTGGTATGTTGCTTACGCGTGTGAGGTTTTAGGGGAGCCGTTAGAAATCATAGCAAGAGATAACATCGAAAAGCTGAAAAAGCGTTATCCTGAGGCTTACAGCGACTTTAACGCGCATGCGAGGTTAGATAAATGATGAAGGCAGATGCAAACCAGGTTGGCGGATTGCATTACAACCGAATGGAAATCCAACCATGGACAGCAATGGAGTCATGGTTTACGCCCGAGCAGTTAGCTGGCTTTTTGCGCGGCAACGCAATTAAATACCTAGCACGCGCTGGCAAAAAAGGTGACGCGATTGAGGATATAAAAAAGGCGCAACACTATCTTGATAAGCTGATTGAGGTCATGGAATCTGGCCATGGTTAAAGGTGTCGAAAAGATTTGTGCAACGTGTGAGTTTTATGGTTACGATAGATTTGATACTTTTAGCGGTATTTGCACTCTTAATTGTGGTTCAGCTGAAGAATCAATAGTTGAGCCAACGGACTCTTGTGAGCGGTGGTTAGCGATTCAGAATGTTCAAAGTGAAAAATTATGAAAAAAGGAAAAGGCAACCCAAATCCTGTTTCAAGGGCTGGAAAGCCTAATAAAGCAACTTCAGCAGCCCGCGAAGCAATAGCGATGTTTGTGGATAACAACGCGCATCGGCTTGAGGGCTGGTTAGATGAGGTGGCGCAACAAAATCCAGAGAAGGCGTTTCAGCTATTCCAGTCTGTCGTCGAGTACCACGTCCCCAAGCTGGCGCGAACTGAACAGACGCTGACCGGCGCGGACGGTGGGCCGGTTGAGCATTCGGTTCAGATAAAATTTGGTGAATAAAGTATAATGTTTTGCAACGCGGCAGGGAGGCATCCCGTCAGATTTTCGCAACTGACAGCCGCGTTTTTATTTGCGAACCTTAGCGAGAGGAATTCAATGATTACGCAAGAACGACTGAAAGAGCTGTTTGATTATAAGAATGGATTTTTAATCAACAAGGTGTCTCGATGCTCTACATCACCTGTCGGCAGAATTAGCCAAAGAACGCGAACTAACGGCTATAGCGGCACGTTTGTTGATGGCACTGAGTACGCTACTCATCGCCTCATTTGGCTCTATTTCACTGGCTTACATCCTAATGGCGACATTGACCATATCAATGGGGTACGATCAGATAATCGTTTTGAAAATCTTCGAGAAGCGACTCGTGCGCAAAACATGCAAAACGAAAAACGCGCAAGACGCACAAATAAATGTGGCCTGTTGGGCGTTTCATTGCATGGCACAAGATGGAGGGCGCAAATCGTAATTGATGGAAAACGAATTGGTTTAGGATCGTATGCAACGCCAGAGCAGGCGCATGAAGTATATTTGGCAAAAAAGAAAGAACTTCATCCATTCCAAACAATAGCCTGATGGAAACAATCGCACACTTTCCACCGAAGATGCGGCCATTGTTTGAGCCGCATCGCTACAAAGTCTTTCATGGCGGCAGAGGCTCAGGGAAATCCTGGGCTTTTGCTCGCGCCCTGTTGATTAAATCAGTAGAAAAAAAACTTAGAATTCTTTGCTGTAGAGAAGTACAAAAATCTATTAAACAATCAGTTCATCAACTTTTGGTAGACCAAATACAAGAGTTGGGTTTTGGTTATTTGTTTGACGTTACAGACATAGCAATCCGCGGCAAAAACGGATCGGAATTTTATTTTTCTGGTTTAGCGACTCACACGGTAGAAAGCGTCAAAAGTTACGAAGGCGTTGATCGTGTATGGTTAGAGGAATCACAAAATATCAGCAAAAAATCACTTGATATTTTAATTCCAACTATCAGGAAACCAGGATCAGAAATATGGCTTTCATTAAATCCAAACCTTGAAACGGATGAGGTGTATCAACGTTTTGTTGTGCAGCCGCCGGATGATTGCGTTGTGGTGCAAGTGAATTATGACGATAACAAATGGTTTCCAGAAGTCTTAGAAAAAGAAAGGCTACACTGCAAGAAATACAGACCGAAAGAATATGAAAACATATGGGAAGGCAAGCCGCTGATAGTGGCTGAAGGCGCAATTTACGCTGATGAGTTTCAAGAGATGGTGGATCAGCATCGAATCAATCTGGTAACTCATGATCCCATGCTCAAGGCGCATTGCATCTTCGATTTGGGCTGGAACGACGCGATGACTATCATCGTGGCGCAACGCGCAGGCTCAGAAATTCGCATTATTGATTACATTCAAGAGTCATTCCACACGCTAGACTGGTACTCAAACGAACTTAAGAAGCGCCCTTATAACTGGGGCAAATTGTGGCTTCCTCATGACGGCGTTACAAAAGACTATAAGACCGGCAAAAGCGCACTAGACATAATGACGGCGCTCGGCTGGAACTGCGAAATTATTCCGATTGGCGAAGTCGAACACGGCATACGGCTGGCGCGTATGTTGTTTCCTCGTCTTTGGATGGACAAAGAGAAAACAACACTCCTGCAAGAGTGCTTAAAGCGTTACAGACGAGCAATCAATTCAACGACAGGCCAGCCAACCGGCCCATTGCATGATGAGTATTCACACGGCGCTGATGCGTTTAGATACCTTGCGACGTGTGTGGATATGTTGAAAAATGATAATATAATTAAAAGACGACGCGCTGACGATTATCGTACCGGCGACTGGATGAGTTAACACAGGAATCCCAATGGCAAACCTTGACACTGACAGCATTTACAACTCACTCGGCCTTGGCGCTGATACCGACGTGGACGATACTGACCAAGAAACGCTAAGAGAAATACGCCAGCGGTTTAGCGACGCGGTGGAGTTTAGCGCGACTGTCAGACAAGAAATGCTCAATGACATTCGGTTTGCAAGGCTCGGCGATCAGTGGAGCGAATCGGCCAAGTACGACAGAAATAGGCCAGGCAAAGAGCGCCCCATGCTCGTTGTCAATCGGCTCCTACAATTCCGCGATAGAGTGGTAAACGAGATAAGGCAAAACACGCCAAGCATTAGAATCAGGCCGGTAAACGATGGCGCAGACCAAGAAACCGCCGAAGTGTTGATGGGACTGGTTCACCACATACAAGACAATTCTAATGCCAGTATTGCGTACGACACCGCCGTCGAGTGGCAGGTTGACGCTGGTTTAGGTTATTTCAGAGTGCGGAATGATTATGTGGACGATACTTCATTCGATCAGGATATATTTATAGACCGCATCCCTGACCCGATGAAGGTTTACTTTGACCCACACAGCAAACAGCCTGACGGCTCAGATGCTGAATGGTGCATCATAGCCGAGGAAATCAGCAAGGATGAATTCAGGCGCATGTATCCCGATGTGGATGAAACCTCATTTGAGGCCGCTGGAAATGGGGACATGCAAGGTTGGTATACCAAGGATTCTGTACGCATTGCAGAGTATTACTATCTTGAGTACGACGAGGCGCAGGAAATATACGACGAGGAAACAGGGCGCTCTCGCACGATACAGCCTAAGCGTTGCATGTGGTGCAAAGTTACCGGAAACAAGGTGCTTGAGCGTACCGAACTACCGACTAAATACATTCCAGTTGTGCCAGTCATTGGTCATGAAATATGGGTTCAGGGTAAACGCTATTTGTCCGGCTTGATTCGTAACGCCAAGGACGCACAGCGCCTGTACAACTACTACTTGAGCGCCAACGCGGAAAATGTAGCACTCGCACCTAAAGCACCATTTATTGGCGTTGCTGGTCAGTTTGAGACTGACCCGAATTGGGGCAGGGCGAACAAGGAAAGCGTGGCTTATTTGGAATATGATCCGGTCAGCATCGCAGGAACGCCAGTCGGCGCACCTCAACGCGCTATGCCGCCGCAAGCAAGCAGCGCAATTATGGACGCAATCCGATTGGCTGAAAATGACATTATGCAGTCAATGGGCATTTATCAGCCGTCACTTGGCGCTCAGTCTAATGAAACGTCAGGCCGCGCACTGCTACTCAGACAAAAGCAATCTGAAACCGGCAACTTCCACTACCAAGATAATCTTAACCGCTCAATCAGGCATTGCGGTCGAATCATCGTTGATATGATTCCAAAAGTATACGATCGGCCTCGCGTTGCTCGCATACTTGGCGAGGATGGTACACCGCGCACTGTTAACCTTGATCCTAATCTACCGCAGGCTTCAGCCAACACTGATAACCCTGCAATAGATTCAATTTATAATCCTACGATTGGTCAGTATGACGTGGTGTGCGATTCAGGCCCGAGCTATGCTACTAAGCGCGATGAAGCGGCCAATATGATGTTGGCGCTAACTCAAGCTAATCCCGCACTGTTCCAGTCTATTGGCGATCTCATGATGAAAAACATGGATTGGCCTGGCGCAGAGGAAATATCTAAACGGCTTCAGATGTTATTGCCTCCGCAGTTACAGCAAATAGCTGGCGGTGACAAGGTAGATCCGCAAGTTATGCAGGCTCAGCAAATGATTGAACAGATGGCTGACCAAATGGAACAGATGAGCGCAGAAATGCAGCAGTTACGCGATCAGCGTGCCATTTTGCTGCAAGAAAAGGAACGCGAGTGGTTCGATTCTGAAACGAAACGGATGGAAGTTGAAGGTAAAATAATGATGACCGACAGCCAGTTGCAAGCGGCTGTACGTGAAAACATCATGCTCATGATGGGCATCGGCACTCAACAATCATTGGAGCAGCAGCCGGAATTTGAGCGGATGGAAGCGCAACTGGAACAGCCAGTACAAAAGCCACAACCACAAGGCGGCGGCGCTCCGTCACCGGCTAGAGGTGCTGGCAGCATGACACGCGAGGCCGATACAGAAGCACTTACCGGCGAAGCAAAACCTGGCGAGTCTGAATAAGTTTACAACACAGGGGATAACATAATGGCAGACGAAAATGCAGTATTTGAGACAGTAGACGATAATCTAACAACGGAAACCGTAGAAGATGCGGCGAGTGATCCGTCAGAACTTGAATCGGAATCACTAGAACAAGATCAGGCTAACGAGGAATCATTAGCAGACGCTGACGATTCAAAAAAAGACCCGTGGTACAAGCGGCGCATTGATGAACTGACCCGAGACAAGCACGAGGCCAGACGACAGGCCGAGCGGCTTGAAAAGATACTTGAGCAACAAGAGTCAATGATGCGTCAGTACATGCCGCAGACGGCTCCTGAGCCTCAAGGACTCATGCCGCCTGACCCGTCGCAGTTTGCTGGCGGTCAGTACGATCCGCGTTACATTGATGCGATGATGCAGTACACGCGCGAGTCAGCGATTCAAGAAGCAAGGCAGGCAGTTGCGGCGGAATATCAACAGCGCGAACAAGCGCAAGCAGCAGCGCAGGCTCAGGCTCGATTGGTTGAAGCGGAAGCCTCCACAAGAGCAAAACACGCGGATTATGACGCAGTGATTGAGCAAATTACATCCGATCCTAGACTAGCCAATAACCCAACGATTCGCCAAGCATTGTTGGGTATGGATAACGGCCCTGAGATTGCCTACACACTGGGGCGCAATTTGGATGTTGCTTACCAAATTGCAAGCATGAATCCCATTCAAGCTGGCATGAAGTTAGCCGAAATTATCGGAACACCGGCTAAACAGGCCAGCAGAGCGCCCCAACCAATACGCCCGATCAACGCAACAGGTAAGCCACCGCGCAACGAGAAATCCTACTCAGAAATGAGTACCGAGGAATATATCGCAGCGCGTAACGCTGAAGATTTAGCACGTCGCCAGGCGATGATGAAGCGTTAAAAGTTTACGTTCCTACCCCTCTTAGCCCGTCGCAATGATGGGCTTTTTTTTGCTTTGATTTTGTGATATAAAAGCGTCACGTCTTTCTATCTTTTTGCCGAGATAGACTGTCAGGCAGTACCCTGGTCATTCGAAGGATAGGCTCCTACCTGCGGGAAAAAACATAAGGCTAATCACTTTATCTTTTTTCGCTATTATTAGGAGTCACACCATGGCGAGTAACAATCTGCTGACTATCAGCATGATTACTAATGAGGCCCTGCGGGTTCTCACCAACCAGTTAGTCTTCACCAAAGCCGTAAACCGTCAATACGATAATAAATTCGCTATTGAAGGCGCGAAAATCGGCACTACTATAAACTGTAGGAAGCCACCGCGTTATGTCGGTCGCTCCGGCCCCGCGCTTCAAATTGAATCCGCAGTTGAAACCTATGTTCCGCTGACGCTGGATACCCAGTTCGGTGTGGATATGGCGTTTACCACGCAGGACTTGAGCCTCAATATCTCAGACTTTTCTGACAGGTTCATTAAGCCCGCAGTTGCAGCTATTGCAAACAAAATCGACTACGATGGTTTGCAGCAGTTCAAGAACGTTTACAACCTCACCGGCACCGTTGGGCAGCTTACCGGCACCCCGACTTTGGCGCAGGCTACTAAGGCCATTCTTGACGCACGCGCTAGACTGAATCAAGAAGCCGCTCCGGTTGACGAGGATCGTAGCTTCATCGTTGATCCCACCATCGAAGTTGGCATCGTCAGCGGCCTGACTAACCTGTTTAATCCTGCTGGCACCATTTCGCGCATCTTCAACAAGGGCGCGTTGGGTGATTCTACGTTAGGTTTCAACTTCGCAATGGATCAAAACGTAGGCAACTTCACTTCTGGTACTGCCACGGCGTTCACTGTATCCGCGCAGTCTGGCGGAAGCGTACAGAACAACGCTCAGTCAACGTTCACGCTGGCGGTTTCCTCTACCTCTGGCACCCTGACCAAAGGAACCGTATTCACGATTCCTGGCGTTTACGCTGTCAACCCGCAGAATCGCCAATCTACCGGCGCATTGCGTAACTTCGTTGTTACCGCTGATGCACCTGGTTCTAGCACTTCACTGAGCATCTTCCCTGTTCCAGTGTTCAGTGGCCAGTTCCAGAACGTGACTTCCAGCACCGGCACCATTGGATCCGGCACTGCCACTATATTGTCCGGATCTACCGGCGCGGCTGTATCAGTTCCTAACGCTTTGGCGTTCCACAAGGACGCATTTGCACTTGGCACCGCTGACCTTCTGCTTCCGCAGGGCGTTGACATGGCTGGTCGGGCTTCCGCCGATGGCCTGTCTATTCGTCTGGTACGTCAGTACGACATTAACAGCGATCAGTTGCCGACTCGTCTTGACGTGCTTTACGGCTGGTCAACGATCTATCCTGAACTTGCTACCCGCGTAACCGGTTAAAATAGGAGTATCTCAAAATGGCAAATCCAGGCCCAAATATCGTAGCCGAATCCGGCATACGCGCCCAGTCAGTTATCGGTTTTAGTATTACCGGTACTAGTATTAGCTCTAACCTTTCAGCCGAGTACACTGTTACCGTTAACGGCTTGGCCGTTGGCGATGTGGTATATGCAAGCGGATCTACCGGCAATGCAACCATCATGCTAGGCGCTTATGTTTCAGCGGCTAACACGCTGAAAGTGCGAGTGCTGAATCCAACCGCTGGAGCATTGACCCCAGGCAATACGGGTTACTCCGTATTGGTGGTTCGTCCGTATCCGGCAGCGTCCAGCACCGTTGATTTCCTTGTGAACTCACCGG